CACCGGCGCCGCCATAGCTGCCTGCGCCGCCCAGCGAGAAGCTAGACCCCATCACCGTCGCTGCCACCGCAGAGGCTGCTGCGCCACCTCCGCCGCCACCGTGGTTTGCGCCCGCCCCGCCGCCACCGCTTGCGCCCGGCAGGCCAGGAGTAAAGGCGCCCGATGTGCTGCTTCCAGATCCGCCGCCCCCCCCGGGCGCGACGAGAGACCCAACGGATGTCTGGGACCCATTGCCACCCATGCCCCAGGAAGCAGCGGCAGGACCACCGGCACCAATGACGATTGCGATTGCCGCAAGGATCGTGGTCAACTCCACGATCACCGCACCTCCACCGCCGCCACCTCCACAGCCGGACAACTGATTGCCACCACCGCCGCCGCCACCGGCCATACGCACAAAGCATTGGCCGCCATTGCCAACGAGGTCAGACGGCGGCGTCCACGTTGTGCTCGTCGTGTGGCGGACATAGCGCAGCTTGCCGCCGCCACCGCCAAAAAATTCTGAGAACGTGCTCATCCCACCACCTCCATAAATCCATCCGTGGGGTTGACATACATGCACACAGCCGTGTCGTTTTGCGACAGGAGCTGCATCACGGCGGGGCTACGGCCCTTGCATTTGTTGGTTTGCCAGTTGATGTTTGCGTTGCCGATGCCGCGCGACATACCGAAGCCGAAGAGCTGGCCCGCGCTGAAATTCGTGGGCAGCGTGAGCGTGATGCCGGCGACGGCGAAGACATAAAACACACCCGGCACGGCGTTGGTGTTTGCAGTGATCACCTGAGTCGTCATGGATGCAGGGGCACCAGGCGCGGCCACGCCGATCACCCAATCAGCCTTCGCAGCAGCGCCGGCAAAACTGTCCACTCCAATGACCAGATCACCGGTGCCGGCGTCGTAGCTTTGCACGTAGCCGCTCATCGATGTGGCAGGGTCACTGGTGGACGTGGCCACAAGGTACATGCCTGCCACGAAAGAGCGAGAAGGCTGTATCGCAAAGCTCTTTGCGCCGGCGCCAGGCGTCACACTCGTGCTGCTGCTGCCTTTGAGCTGGCCGCTTGCAAAGACTTCGGCTTGATCGCGGTAGGCCTTGGAGGCGTCGCGGGCAGCTTCAGATGCGTTCTTCGCAATGACCGAGGCATCGCGCGCCGCCTCTGAGGTACCCCTCGCCGAGACGGAGAGGTCGCGGGCTGCCTCCGATGCGCCTTTTGCCGCTACAGCGAGATCGCGCGCAACTTCAGATGCGTTCTTCGCAATGACGGAGGCATCGCGAGCAGACTCCGATGCACCCTTCGCAATCACGGCGGCATCGCGCGCCGCTTCAGCCTGCTGCCTGGACCCATCACCCAGCACAGCGTAAGCACGCGAAGCCAATGCGCATTCACGCGCAGCCGCAGCAATGGCATTGAGCCCAGACACGACGCCAGGCATCCCCGTCCCAACCGCATATGCCATCTGATTGAAATTGGGCGCTCCCAAAGCTGGATACGGCGGAACAACCGGCGCAGCCGGAATATCAGGTATAAAAATTTCAGTCATACATTCCCCTTTATTTGCAAATCAACTTGCGCTTCGTTCCATTCGGTAGAACGAACTGTCCCTGTCACTTTTCCAACGGTCGCAAGATGCCCATACTTTGGCAAATCGCTCACTTCAACAGCAACCGCTTTTCCCAGAATTTGGTCCAACAAGGATTTAGCTTCAGGCGCTTGAACAGCATCTATCACGCAAGACAGATTGATGTTTGTTGCCAACCTCCCCGGCACCTCCACATAAGTTCCATCTTTTTTGTCTTCCACATACGAATAATCCCGAGTGCTCGCCTCCACCCCGTACTGCGCAGCCCCCATCTCGTCTCTTCCAGGAAATAGCAGTCGCTTCCAATTCCCCACACTGATGTAGCCCACAGCCGCCTCTACATCTGGATCATTACGGGATATCGTGATTTCCACTTCAATATCCGGGTGAATAGGCAGGTTCTTCAGGGTGTAGTAAGTTCCTCGTTGCAACTCACCAAAAAGGTATTCCCACTCTCCGAATGCCTGCTGCCATAAATCAATCTCTATCGGCGGCATTAGATCCACGCCGTCAGCTCGCACTTTCATTCGAAGAGAATCAGCCTCGATTCCATAAATAGCGACGCCGTTGATAAATCCAGGCTTCAGAACGTAAGTAAATGAACCTTTTCGCTTTGCCCGCGTGAATAGATATTTGTCGAATGGAGCCATACGGTTACTGGGCGAATTCTCATCCTTCTCCCAATAGCCTGCCGCTGTTGCACTACCAGGCTCCACTGAATTTATGGGAGAACCTGTAATAGCCTGAACGCACTCATACGAATAGCCCTTCCAGACCCTACGATCCTTCACCACATAATCAGTCCCTGAGATCCACGCAACTTCACCGATAGCAGAGTCAACCTCGGGAATAGTCGTCCCAGCACCAAACATGCCAGGTGTGATTGCTTTTGGCAAAAGGATGTTCATGAGCGGACCCCGCTGCCAGTACGCATAATCTGTCCCCCACCCGTCACGGTGTCAAACTGCTGCGTAAATTCTGGCAGTTTGGCAGTATTGTTGGCCGTCTTGGCCATATGCATTTCAAGTCTCTCCAGACGCCGCTCCAGCCTGTCAATGGACGCAGCTAATGCACCATAATCGGAGCCACCGGAATTACCAGCAATTGCCCTTCCAAGCTGTTCCTGATTCCAGTATCTCGCCGGCCCAGAAGCCTCAATCTCCCAACCACGCTCACCGACCAGGCGCAATCCCCCAGAATGCAATCCACCGTCGGCGAATCGAGGGATTCCATTTCTATCCAACGCCGCAATCACATCACTCTCTGAGAATCCATAGAGATATGCGAGGTCGCTTGCAGTGCCGCCCGCGTTACGGATAGCATTGGCAAGGCCTACAAAATCGCCAGTTCCGTCATAGGAGTGGAAGAGTCCGGACAAGCCATCCAGCTTTTTCTCTTGCTCGGAATTTGCGTGCTCGTAGATAACCGCGCCGCCTGAAAGTATCGCAGTAGGCTTTTTATATTTTGAATCGACGGTAGAAAACCCGCCTCCCCCGCTTCCCCAACTGGGACCGGTTGCACCGCCCTTGCCACCACCCGGCTTCGTTGGATCATCAGTTTTAAACAGCTCTGCAATCAGGCGCTCAAAATATGCCTGCACTGTTTCAGTAAGTTCAACCGTGCCGTTCACGAGTTCTTCCGCACGCTTGTTCAGCGTGTCCAATCCCTCAATCTGCGCCTGCAGGGCCTTGAGAGATCGCTCCTCGATGCTCAGCTGCGACTCGCCCAGCGCTCCAAGCTCCGAGAACTTGCCCGCCCACACCAGGGCATCGCGTCGGCGCTCGAAGTCGGTGGCGTAGACGCCGGATGCGAGACCGGCCCGGGTTGCCTGCACGGCCCCGCCAATGTCGGTGTATTCGGAAAGCTTGCGCCCCGACCTCACGCCATCCAGAGCCTGCTCGATGTAGACCATGCCCCGGGCGGCAGCGAGCTGCGCCGTGGAATCGACGGTGCCGTAAAGCTCCTCGGCTGCGCTCTTGAGCACGCCCACCGATGAGGCAATGGCATTGATGGTCTCCTGCACCACAGAAACGCGCTGCTGCAGTGCTTCGCGGTCTCGGTCCACTGCGCGGCGGAACAGGTCATATGCGGCGGCCTGGGCGGCCTTCTCGTCCTCGATAGCCAGATGCGTTCCTGCAGGGCGCGATTGCTCGGGTCCAGGGCAGCCAGCTCGCGGCGGCGCAGCTCGGCCGAGTTGCCCTGCAGTTCCAGCAGCTTGCGCTCCAGGTCCGTGCGCTGGTCCAGGCGCGCAATTTCCTCGCGCAACGCTTGGTTGTAGTCCCAGGCAGCGCGCTCGGCTTCGGTCATGCCCTCCGTGGCCAGCTTGCGCAGGGCCTCACGGTATTTGTCGGTCTGGCCCGTGGCGCGCAGGTACTCGGCTTCCAGCTGCCGGCGCTCGTTCTTGAGCGTGTCCAGCACCTGGCCAGCCGCATCGGCCACGGCACCGAATTCCTTGGCCAGCGGAATGAGCTTGGCCAGCAGCTCCACATCGCCGGCCGCCATGGCGTCCTCGATGAGTTTTTTGAATTTGGCTTTGGCGTCCTGGCCCATGCGGGGATCGATGTCGATCTTGAGGTCGGCCAGTGCCTTGTCCACCGCCTTGGCCGCGTTCTCGATGCGCTCCCGCTCGCTGTAGAAGCTGGTGTAGAACGCATCCATGCCAGTGATCAGGTCCTGGATGCCGCCCGCGCTTTTGATGAGCTTGGCAATGGCTTCATCGCCCAGCTTGCCGAAGTTGGTGATGTTGCGGGTCCAGCCCTCGATGGCGGCACCCGTCAGCTCCACAGTCTGCAGGGCCGCGTTGAAGCTCTCCAGCGTGATCTCCTCGCCCATGTCATCGAAGACATTGCGCATCCAGCTGGGGATATCAGCCTTTTTCAGCTGCTCGATCAGCGATCCGCCCATGTCGGCAATGAACTGGGCATAGGCCTTGGTGGGGTCCGTACCAAGCGCGCCATCGCGCTTGGTGTAGCTGCTCAGGACCTCGCCGGTCACCTTGTCGATCAGCTTGAAATAGCCGTAGGAATCCTCGTCGCCGTACTTCGGATTGGATGCGAAGCCCGCGACGATATCGATCTGCTTGGCACTGTCACCGGCATAGCGCGCGAGACGCTTATAGACATCGGACAGCGAATCAACGGTGGTGCCCAGTTGCTTCTCAAGATCGGCGTTGTGGCGCTTGGTCAGATCGTCATACCAGTCACCGCCAGCACGATCAAACAGCATCTCGGCTGCCTTGTCATTGCCCGCGCCCGTAGTGCTATAGGCCGCGCCAACGTGGTTGGCACCACGCGAACCAAACAGGCCACCCTTGAGCAGCGAGAAAATGGCGATGGCACCCGCAATCCAGGGCATGGCAGCCCCCAGGCCACTCATCAGCGAACCGAAGCTGCTGCCGACACCGGCCCAGCTGCCATTGCCCGCGATCAGGGCGCCAAGGGCATCGCCACCGGCCAGGCCCACGGCATTGGCACCGGCAAGGCTGGCAGCCGACGCACCAGGCATGAAACCCCACATTGCCTGGGCACCTGCACCCAGCGTGCCGAGGTTGTTGAGCATGCCCATGCCAGCGCCGCCGCTCTGGCCAGCAGCAGCAGGTGCACCAAACAAACCGCCCAGGGCACCTCCAGCGATCTGGACTGTGGCCTGGATCAGCGGCTTGAACACCAGCGTGCGCGCCAGATTCTTGAGGTATTGACCTAACGAGAGACCCCCCTGCATCAGCTGGTCGGCCAGGCTCTGGCCGATCTGGTCCACCCCCTTCTGCCACTCCGAGGTACTGGCCTTGGCAGCCTCTGCAGAGGCTTCGCGCGAGGCCTTCACCGAGGTCAGGCCCAGGCGCTCGCGCAGCAGCTCGATCTCCTGCTGGAGCAGCGCGTGCTCCATGGTCATGGTGCCGGTGAGCGCAGCGGAGCGTTCCATCTCGGCCAGCTGCTGCTCTTTGCTCAGGATGATGGCCAGTTGCCGCTGCTCGATGACCACGCGCTGCTGCTCGGCGCTCAGGCCAATCAGCTCGATCTCGTCGCGCAGCGCCTGGTTGCTGGCCGTCAGCTCCTCGACTGTCTTGCCCTGGGTGGTCATCCACTCCTGGCGGTACTTGCGTTCCTCCTCGGCCAGCTTCAGGGCCTGCTGCCGGGCCTCGTTTTCCTTCTCCAGCGTCTTGAGGGTCTTGAGCTTGGCTTCGATGTTGGCGCGCTCTCCAGCATTGAGCCCCTTGAGCGAGCCCAGCAGATCCTGCGAATACTTGATGCGCAGCTTGTCGGCTTCTCCCAGCTTCTCGCCGCCGGAGATCTCCAGGCGCTGGGAGGCAATCTTTTCCTCAATGGAATCGACCAGGCTGCCATAGGCCGTGTGCAGCTGCTTGGCAGAGCTGGCACGGGCCTTGGCCGATTCGTCTTCTTTGTAGTTTTCCTTGGCCAGTTTGCTGACCAGCTCGACATAGGCAGCCTCTGTGATGCGGCCGGCCTGGCGCAGCTCGTTGAGTTTTTGCAGCTGCGGCAGATAGTCTTTGTTGACGCCGTACAGACCGCGGCGAATCTCCGCCAACTCCTCTTCTGCCTTGGCCTCTTCCTGAACGAGCCGGGCCGCCTCATCTGCAAACGACTGCCCGCGCCCCTTGAAACGCATTTGATTGCGCGGGTCTTGGTCGTCAATCGCCCTGAGCTTGCCTTGCAGCTCTTCAATGGCCTTCCGCCTCTCTGCAATACCCAAGTCAATGTTCTTGAGAAATGCAGCATCACGACCATTCGACGCAGCGAACGCCTTGTCGCCCTCCAACCGATCAATCTCGGCCTTCAGGCCCGTAATTGAGCGGTGAATACCATCTACGGAATTACTGATGGCGCTTACGGTAGCCACGCCAACCCCAGCGACAGCGCCAATACCCAGCAGCGCGAGCGTCACAGGGTTGGCCATCGCCACGGTTGCCAGGGCGACGAACGCACCGCTCAACACCCCAATAGCGCCAACCACGCCCATGATGCCCGCCACCGTGGCCGCGCCACCCAACGCACCAAGCATGCCAACCACCAGACCCTGATGATTGGCTATGGCACCACCCAAACCATCGATGCATCGGTGACCAGGCGCACGCCGCCAGCCGCCTTTTCGGAGAACCCCGTGCTTTCGTTGATTGTCCGGAACAGTTCGTCCCAGGAGTCACCCAGGGCAGCAATGGCGCCGTCCAGGGTCTTGGCACGCTGCTCCATGGCGCCACCGAAGGCGGTGTTACCGATGTTCTCCAGATAGGCGGTGATGTCCTTGGCCGAGTTCTTCACCCGGGTCGTGACGCCCTGGAACGTGAACGCCACCATGTCGCCCTGCTTGGACGCCTTGATGCCGAATTCCTTCAGGCGCTCGAATTCGCCCGTGGCCGCATCCGCCACGGCCTCGATCATCTGCATGAGACTCTTGCCCATGCCGGCCGCCGTATTGCCGAAGCTGGTGAGCTTGGCCTGGGTGGGATCAAGGCCCAGGGCCTTCATCTTAACGAAAGCCTCGGTGGCCTGAGCCAGCCCATAGGGCGTGTCCTTGGCAAAGGTCTTGATCCAGGCCATCTCGCGGCCAGCGGCCTGGGCACTGCCCGTGACCGTGACCAGCGAGCTGTTGAGCACGTCGAATTCGCGCTGCACAGACACCAGCTTGCCGACGAACGCCGTGACGGAAACGCCAGCAAACACGCCACCAAGCAGCGTGCCCAGGCGCCCCAGCGAGCCGGCCATGCCATCGACCATGCCCGTGACGGTGCGCTTGGACTTCTCGACCTCGGCCTGCAGCTGCGAGCTGTCGCCCGTGATCAGGAACCGCAGGTAGTTGATGTTGCTGGAGCCGATCATGCAGCCCCCTGCAGATCACTTCGGCGCGCGTCGGAACGAGCGCAGCATGTCGCCCAGGCCGCTGGACACGCGCTCGCGCCGCTCCTCGGCTTGCTCGGGCGACTCATCGACACTGCCTGGCCGTGGGGCGCCAGGGTCCTTGGCAGCGTCCTTGGCGACCAGCCATGCGATGGACAGGTCGCAGAGCGTTTTGCCCTCCCAGGGCGTGAGCTGCACGCCGTGAATGGACTGCCATGCCACCAGCTGCTCGTAGCCGATGGGCGTTTCGCCCATGGGCGACTGCAGCGATGGCCCCAGGTCGAAGAACACTTCGAGGAGATAGCCGGCCGGGCCAGGGTCGGGCAGGTCAGGCTCGCGGCCTTCTGCCCTGATTTTCTCGATGCGTGTGATCCTGGGTTCTTCATCTTGCTGCTGAGCCTTTTTCCCGGTCTTGGTCTTGAGCGGGGCGTTGAGCCACGCCCATGTGCGCACGTAAAGGCTCAGACCTTCGGCGCACTCTTGGAAAAATTTGCCCAGTCGGCCGCGAAGGCGTTGACCTGGTCAGCCACGTACCCGCAAGTTGGATCGGAGTACAGGGCCAGCATCGCTTCGCGCACCGAACGGCCTTCAAGATCCAGACCTTCGACCGAATGCGTGATGTCGGCCAGGATCACGGCGGTATCGGCCGTGCGCTCTTCCGGCGTCCGGTCTTCCAACGCACGGCGGCTTTTCTTGACCAGGGCCATGACGCGACGCTGGGCCCGCAGTTGCGCCTGGCGATGCTCCTCGGAACCAGGGCCAAAGACGTGAATGCGAACAGGCAGTTCCTTGGCCTCATCGCCGTGCGACGGGTCCTTGTAGAACATGAGTTCACCTGCCGCATCCTTCAGATGCATGGGAGCTGTGTTTGCGACGGTCAGTTGGGAAAGCTTGAGCATGGTGGTGGCGATGAATGAAAGACAGAGGGGGCATGCCACCCGGCCGCAGCCGGGCATGGCAGCGGCGTATTACTCGGGGATAAAGCTGGCCTGCACCGCCACGTTGGCGAGCACGTTGGCATCGGAGCGCGGGTTTTCCGTGCTGTTGTCGCTCCACTTCTCGAAGTCGAAGCCGGCCGCGGCCTGCGCAAACACGGGCTTGCCCGTGGCGCCCTGCAGCACGGTCTGGCTTGCGACGCCCACGATGGAACCATTTGCGCCGGCCGTGTAGGCAAGCGTGAACGAGATGGCCGGGACTTCGATGATGTCGTTGTCGATTTCCAGCTGTGCCGTGTGCGCCGTAATGGAATCGACGCTGCCCACGTTGAGCTTGAAGCTCATGCACTGCGCCGTGAAGTAGTGGCTCGAACCGTCCTGCAGGCGGATGCAGTAGCTGTAGCTGTCGTCGGACATGGAGGCGGCCTTGAGCAGAACCTGGCCCTCGTCGTCCATGTCGCGTGCCATGGGCACGGACAGGCTGCCATCGTTGAAGCTGCCTTTGCGCTTGACGATGCGGCGGGTTGCCAGGGGCGAATGCGTGGCCTGGTTGTATTCCCGGCCCAGTTCGGCCAGGTCGGTGATCTCAGCGATCTCTTTGAAGGCCAGGGCCTGGAAGCCGGCGGCATCGTAGGATGCTGGCCGGGCCGCGCAGATCAGCAGCTTGCTGCCGGCCGAGGTACGAACGTTTTGGACTGCCATGGTCGTTTCCTTTCAGGGATGAGATGCCGGGCCGCGCGGGGCGCCCTCGGCGGTGAGGTATCGGCACAGCCACATGCCGCGCACGATGTAGATGGGTTGGGTAGCGGCGTCGTCCCACTGCCCACGGATGCCCCGAAGACGCGGTGGCGCGATCAGCAGGCCGGCCAGCACGCCGCCCGCAGCAGGCCCCATGCGCTCCTCGATCTGCGCATGCAGCTCCATGGCCTGCTCGCGCGCCTGGTCGCCTGTGGCAATGCTGGTGACATCGACCAGGAATTCCCGATGCAGCGCGGCCAAGCCACCGCGCCCGCCCGAGAGGAGTTCGATGCCCTCGTCTGCCGCACTGATATCAATGGCTGGCAGGGCACTTACCGGGTATGCGTTGCGACCTTCGACGCGGACCTTGTCGCCAGCCAGGGTGGCCGCGAGCGCAAGATCCACGCGCCAGGCGGCCAGGATCTGCTGTTGCATGTGCTGCGCCATGTCAGGCCACCTCCAGCTGCAGCAGCAGCCAGCCGGACTCGTCGGGCTGGGGCGGCTCGGCGATCCTGTAGGTGACCTGGTCGATCTCGATGGCCTCGCCCTGGGCGATGCCCGGCACCATGTCGGCGGGCAGCCGGCAGGCCAGGACGTAGGCGCCCACCATCCCCAGGGCCTCGCGCGGGCCGCGCCGCAGGATGACGCCGAAGGGCTCGCCGCCCTGCCAGACAGCCACCGCATTGGCGTGGTGCCGCTGCTGGGCAGAGCGCACGCGCCCTGCCCGCTCGCGCCTGGGATGAGGAGGAACGTCATGCCCTGCCCTGCCCCGCTCAGGCCGCGACGGTGCCGATGACGCCGGGCAGGCAGACGGCGCCTGCGTGGCCGCGCTGTCGGCCGCCTCGAAGGCGAACGCCGCCCCCGTCACGTCGCCGGCCGTGGCCGCGCCGCCAACGGCGAATGCGCCGGTTTCGACATCCCAGCGCAGGGGCTGGCCCTGCGTCCACGCGGTGCCTGCCGCCTTGGGCAGGACAAAGACGCCCACGCGCTCGGCGTTGTAGGGCTCGCCGACCTGGGCCGGGCCATTGGCCACGGCGAGGATGGCACCGATGGCCACGGCCTGGCCTGCTGCCACTGCGGCGGCAGCTGCCGGGACCTCGATGACGTGGCCGCGCTGTTGGTAGTTTTTCATGGGTTGAACTCCTGAAAGCGTGTGTGAGGATGGCGGCGCGCTCAGGCGCCGTTGCTCTTGGCCAGGCCGTGCCAGTCCAGGCACTTGGCGGCAAAGTCCAGGCTGGCGCGCAGCTTCACGCCGTCGACGTCTTCGCTGGAGAAGGTCTCGGTGCGCAGACCCTCGTAGCCGTCCACGTAGGCGTACTCGACGGTGTCGATCTGGCCGGCGCGGGCCGCCAGGTAGAAGGCGGTGGTGGACACGTCATCCAGCAGCGGCTCCACGATGGGCTCCAGCGCCGTGCGGCCTCCCGTGCGGAACTCGTTGATGTCGCCAGCCTTGGTGGGCTGGTAGTTGGGGCTGGTGTACTGGTAGGCCAGGGTTTCCAGGTCGGAGGGGACCAGCAGGTAGGCCGGAGCGATGTTCAGCGTCTCATCGTCCCGGCCCTTTTGCTTGCGCATCAGCGTGCGCAGGCTGGACAGTGCTTCCAGCGAGAACTTGGACCCTGCGCCGGTCAGCAGGTTGTTGTGCTCGGCATCGAACAGCGGCTCGCCATCGGACATGGGCGGGTTATTGAGGATCTGGCCATAGACCAGACGGTTTTCCAGGCTCCGCGCTGCGGCGGCAAACTTGGTCCCTGTACGTGTCAGGGAGTCCAGATCGTCATTGACGATCATCTGGCGGGTGATCGCCAGCGAGCGGCCGAACGTGAAGGCGCGATAACCCGTGACATCCTCGGAAAGGCTGCCGTAGGTGTACTCGCCGTGCTCGTTGAGCTTCTTAAGCTCGACATCACCGCCCACGCCGATGGCCTGGCGGATGCGGAAGTCCGGCAGGTTGGAGGCACGGCGCGCCCACAGCTGGTAGGTGCTGGGCGCCTCGTCATAGGCCGCACGCAGCACGCGCTGGCCCACGCCACCGAGCAGCGCTGGGAAGTCGCCCGTGCCCAGCATGCCGGAACGCACGCGCAGCGCCACGTTGACGATCTCGGCGCGGCTCATGCCGCGCGTCCTCTGGCCCAGCCCCTCGACCACCTCGCGCGCATCTCCACCATGGTCATGGCGCGGTACTGGCGGCCGTTGTCATCCAGCTGGGCGCCGGGGTTCAGGCGATGCATGAGCGCGTTTTCAATGCCGCGCATGCGGTTCTCGTGCTCATCGCCCACGGTGCGAATCGATGTCGTGGGGCCGGTGGCCTGCTCCTGGCTGCGCTGGTCCAGCGCGGTCAGCACAGCGGCGCGGGCCTGGTCCATGGTGGAATGGTTGCGCAGCAGGTCGGCCTGCAGATCGGCCAGGTTGTGGCGCTGGCACAGCGCAACGATGTCGGCGGCGCGCTGGCCATCGAACGCACCGGCAGGCGCGGGCTGCGGGGCACCCTCGCCCTGGCGGTTCTGCGGGACCTGAGAGACGTTGGTGGGCGCGGTGCCCAGGGTGGTGTTGGCGGTCTGGCCGCCTTCACCGGCTTGGTTTGCTTGGGGCATACGTTGGTGCTCCTGGGTGGTAGGTTGGGCGGCTGCCCGTTGGAAGAACTCGCACGGCATGCCGCCCTGGGGCGCTGCACCGGACGGGGCCTGGGAAGTGGGTGCGCTGCGCGTGCCGGCGTTGGGGTCGGCAGGCACAGTGACGAAAGAGATTTCCTGCGGGGTCCAGGCGACGGCGCGGTAGAGATCGACGTTGATGCCGTCCGTGCGGTCCTGGGCGCGGGTGATTTCGTAGCGCTGGACGCTGTAGCCAAAGCTGATGGCGCGGATGATCCCGGCGCGGATGTCGGCCACGATGCCGGCCAGCTCAGGGCGCTGACTCAGCCGGATCACGGCCCGGCCTTCACCACCTTCGATCCAGCCGCGCTCGGCAATTCCGAGGATGGCAGCCACGCCGCCATAGGCGCGGTGACCGTCCAGCACCTGGACAGTGCCGGCGTCAAAACGGGCCATGTCCACGGCCTCGGGAGTGATCTGCAGGTCCTCGTCGTAGGGACGGTCGTTCCACCAGTCGTAGCGGCGCACCATGGCGCCCGTGGTCCAGACCACCTCGACCGTGCTATCGGCCTCGTTGTAGGTGTCGGGGACCAGGCTTGCGGCGCGCGTCTGCACCGGCAAATCGTGGACCTGGGGCGCGGAAGATTGGGCGTTGGCTTGTGGCATGGCGCTCAGTTTTCCGGTTTGACTGTCTCAAATCCAAGAAAACTGAGACGATTTCACTTCTGCCCCTGCCCCTCCATCTGGGCCACCAGATCGATGGGGTTCTGCGCACCCCACAGCGCGGCCAGCAGCGGCAGGATGCCGCGTTCACGCAGACGCACCAGGTCGCTCTCCAACTCCGTGAAAACGTCCTCTGGGTCATAGCCACGGCGCCGGATCACTTCGCTGATGCTCTGCATGCCGCCCTTGACGGCGCTCAGGTCGCTGGCCACGTCCTGCACAGGGTTCGGGCTGGCCCAGCGTGGCGTGCTCCAGTCCGGCGCAGCCACATCGGTCGGCACCGGGGCCACCAGATCCACGGCCGCCAGGAACCACCGCGCAATGGGCGCGCACAGGCGCGGCACAGTGACGCGCCACTGCTCGGATTCGACCTCGGCCCGAAACTGGTTCATGCTCATGCGGGAGGTGCTGAAATTCACCTCGGTCAGGTCGCCCGTCATCAGCTCGTAGGGACAGCGATAGCCTGCGGCCACCTCCTTCCAACCCCCTTTCATGTAGTCGCCAAAGCCCGGGACGGCCTTGGGCTCGATGAAAGTGGGATTGGTCATGCCTGGCGGCAGGCCCACGATGCCGCCGCCAGCGAGGTCGCCCAGGTCCATCAGGCCGGGCTTTTGCCCTGCGGCCTCCTCGGGCAGCGGCGGCGGCATGCCGCCATCCCCACCCATCTCGGCCAGCACCCCCATGCGAGATTCGAGCTGCTTGCGCTGCAGCTCGGAGTCACCGTAGGTATGCAGGTCGCGCACCTTGGCGATGATGGGCGCCAGGCGCGTGATGCCGTCCTGCTGGCCAGAGCGCTCGGGGTCGAAGAAGTGGATGATCTCATCGGCCGGCACACGCTGGCTGGTGCCGCTGCGGCCCAGGGTCCACATGCCGGCATCACCGGGGTGGCGATCGAACAAGTAGTAGGCCAGGCGCTGGCCGCGCTTGTCGTATTCGATGCCCCGGATGATCTCTCGCCCACCGGCCAGCACGCCGTTGCGCTCCACGTCCAGAAAGTCGATCTCCAACAGCTGCAGCTTGAGCGGCACCGTGGAGCCCATGCGCTGGATGTGCTTGCGGATGAGCACGGCGCCATCCACGTCGCGCGTGCGCTCGGCCTTGTACTGCAGGCCATAGAAGTCCAGCAGGCCGTCATAGTCGGCGTGGGGCACCCATTCGCGCCAGCGCTTGGCCAGGCCATCGTCGGCCCACACGGGCACGATGCCCTGGCCCACGCGCATGGCGAGCACGGCATTGACGGCGCGCACGATGTTCGGCACGTTCTGGGCAAGTGAGCGCGCACGCATGCGCAGCTCGCGCGCATCGGCGGCGTGGTCAGCCGTGGGGCTGGCCCCGGAGCGCTTGACGCGCCAGCCATCGGCGCGGCTGGCACCCTCGTAGGCGCGCACCAGCATTTCCCGGGCGACCTGGCGGCGCACGCCCTGCGCGGGCGAGAAATAGCCGACAACACGGTCAACCAGCGTGGGGGAGGCCCTACGGGACACGGTACGGCGCTGCATGATCAGCGGTCCCGCAGGCCGGCGAAGCGAAAGCGCGCCACCAGGGCGCGCGACTGGCCAGTGCCGGCCACGGCCGAAATCTGCGTCTGCAGATCCCGGCGCGCGGCCTTCATCTCGTCCAGGCTGCGATAGGTGACGGAGGCGCATCCTCGGTGGTAATGGTGCGTTCACCACTGTGGATGGCGGCATTGAGGCGCGCGAGGCGCATCTGGAGGTCTTGGAGCGTGCTCATATGCCGCACGCTACCGGGGCAACTGTCTCATTTCCAAGAAACCTGAGACGGTTTCAGCCGGGCTGCTTCAGGTGCCTGTACACAGTGGCACGGCTGATGCCCAGCGTGCGCGCCACGGCCGTGGCATTGCGGCCATTCCACAGCCGCAGCACCTGCCGGCGCTCCTCGGCCTTGTCCACAGGGGATCGGGCGGAGATGTAGGCTGCCTGGCTGGCAAACTCCCTGCGCAGCTGCTGCTGGACACGCTCCACCGTGGCAGGACTGCCGCGCAGCTCGGGCAGCAGATCGACCAGATAGTCGAACATGCGATCCACCAGATCGGGCGCGAAATCGGCCTCTGGCGTGGCGGAAGTCTTGGCCGCATCGGGGGCCATGTGGGGTGCTGGGGCGTGGTCTTTGGGGTCATGGGGCTACCAGGAGCGGGAGAAGCCGCCGTTGCGGCGAACGGGTGCCGCACGGCGCGGCGCGGGGGCCGGCGCACGGGGCGCGGTGGTGGCGGAAACGGGTGGCGCGTCCGACGTGGGCGCAGCCGTGGGAGCCGGCGGCGCCACGCTGGCGGGCGCTCGGGTGGGCTGAAAAGGTCGCGGGCTGGCTGCACCATCTGTTCGACCTGCGACCAGCGCGCATCGGTGTACTTGTGCAGGCCCTGGGCCATGGCCGCGTGGATGGCGTAGTTGCGGCAGTCCAGATCCTCATTGCGCTGGCGGCGCTTGACCCAGCGGTAGGCCTCGCGGCCCTGGACCTTGGCCAGGATGCGCTGCTCGGCGGTCAGCTGCTCGAAGAACTCGCGCGGCAGGTCCTCGCTGAAGTGCACGCACCCCGGACCGGCGTCCGTGATCGCCAGCTGGCCCAGCAGCAGATCCTTGGCGTTGTCCACGCCCACCAGCCAGAGCTTGATGCCCTGCTTGATCTTCTGGCCGCGCCAGTCCATGTCCTGCATGCTGGCCGGCCCGACGATGGGGCGGTTGTCGTTGTTGTCGCCCTTGATGGCGCGCAGGTTGGGCAGCATGTGCTGGTGCGTGCGGACATAGTTGTAGACCGCCTGCGTCTGGTCAGACGAGTCGATGCTGATGGCGCTCAGGCCCAGGCTGCCGCCGTGCCAGGCCTGGCGGTAGCGGCGCTGCAGGTAGGCCGTCACGGGCGCCCAGTCGGCTTCGCTGGATGGGTTGCCCTCGATGATGTGGCGGTCCACGATCCAGCTCTCCATGCCGCGCGCCCAGGCCCAGACGTTGATCTGCCACCAGGTGCGCTGCACGTCCACGCCAGCCGTCAGCACCAGGCCGCCCACGGGCACCGTGCCGATGGCATAGGGTTCGGCGCGGGCCTGCAGCACATGGTCGTCGGTGCCCTCCCCCTTGAGTTCCCAGGCCTGGCCCAGTGTTTCGTTCGTGAACGAGGTCATGGGGCCTGCATCACCCTCCTGCAGGGCGCGGTGGGCCTTCTCGAACTCGTCCACGATGGACGCCCAGGTGCGCTGCGGGCTGTACGCGGCCCAGATGTGCACGCCCAGCGTGCGCGGTGGCCTGCAGGGCGTGCCATCGGCATTGCGCCAGATGCGGTCGGCGCCGAAGCGGCGGCCAGACCGCCGGCACACCCAGGCGCCCGTCAGCGGCCAGCCACCGGGCAGGTATTCGGCTTGGCTGATGGACTCCCGGCAGTGGGGGCACATGTGGCGCACTGTCTCAGGCTTGCCGGCCTCCCACTTGAAGCCGTGCATGGCCTCCTTGCCGCCCCAGGTCAGCGGGTGCTCGGCCTCGCAGCGCGGGCACTCGATCAGGTAATCGACCTCGTCCTCGGAATCCTCGCAGGCGCGGCTGACGTGGCACAGGCCCTTGATGCCGGGCGTGCTGCCGCCGATGAACTTGGGGTATGGAGCGCCTTCCAGCCGGCCTTTGGCCAGGGTGCCGGGCGAGCCCGCGGACTTGTCCTTGCTGCCCCCGATGGTCTGGTCGAATGCCGTCCATTCATCCAGGATGGCCACGGCCACCGTGATCCGGCGATAGGCCCGCGCAGCCTTGCCGCCCAGCAGGTGTAGCACGCTGTCGCGGAAAGGCTTGTACTTGATGGTCTCTTCGACCCGGCTGCCCTGCTTGCGGGCAGCAATCACCGAGGGCACGCCATCCTTACTGTCCAGCAGGGGCTCGATCTCGGTCTTGACGAAGCTGTCACGGTCATCGTCCGTGGGCTGCCACAGCGCCTGCTTGCGGCGGCGGTGCGCGATGTTGTAGCAGACGAAGGCGGTGATCATCTTCGAGTAGCCGACACGCTTGGACTTCTTGACGGCCAATTCCTCGATGCGGTCATCGGACATGAAGTCCAAGATCCCGATCTGAAACGGCCATGCCACCCAACCGCCCTTCTGGTGGCTGGATTCGCCGGCCAGCAGGAAGTGGTCGGCTGCCCATTCGGACAGTGTTTGCGGTGCGTCCGCCCGCAGGCTGGACAGGCCCAGCTGCGCGGCGGCCTGGATGGCGGAAATCGCTTCTCTCGACAGGGGCGCGCTCAAAATGCGGCCTCCTCGTCCAGCTCATCCTCGTCAGGAGCCTCGGCCATGGCCGCCACGCGCTCTCCGATCAGCTTGGACGTGACACGGATCCACTCGTTTCGAGCATCGGCCAGCACGCGCAGCACCGTGACGCGGGCATCCTCGGGCAGATCCGGGCAGGCCTTGCGCAACTGGCCCTCGATCTGGTCCATGCGGTCCACCACGCCGAGCTGGCCAGGCCCAGCACGTCCGCCAGGGCGCCGATGGGCGCGAATTCGCCACGGGCGACGGCGTTTTTCAGGTCCTGGGCCTCGCGCTGCGAGCGCGCCAGCGCCGCACGCTCCTGGACTAGGTCCAGCCCGCCCAAACCGGCCGAGGCACGGCCAGCCGCCTGGTCGCGCAGGCGCTCACAGTAGCCCAGCAGCCATTCGTGGCCCGTATCGCCACGGACGATCACGCCTTCGCTCACCAGCTGGCTCACGCGGGCCTCGCTGACACCGATCAAAGCCGCAAATTGTGCTTGCGAAATAGGAGCATCAAAGTAAGGCAGGACCTTCACTTAACCCCCTTAGGAAGGTTGCACAACAGTCCGAGAGCGCGGCTCGAATTACCCGCTTCCAAGGGGGCCAAAAAGGACCCGCGATCCTGCCTATTTTTTAAGCACATCGAGAGGGGCGCCGCCGCGCCGATGAAGGTGCGCACCGTCATGCCGACACCCCCTGACGCTCGGCCAGCAGCGCATGCACTGCCGCCTCGTAGTCCGCGAAAGCCCGCCGCAGGCCCTGCCCCGCTCGCGCATCGCACCAGTCGTCGTAGCCCGACATGCCCAGGCTGGCCGCCATACCCTCGACGCCGCTGCGCGTGTCTGCCCAGTTGTCGGGCTGCTGCCCTTCGCCTGCCGCAGATGCCAGCATCACAACGTCCTTCCAACGCTGCTCACGCACCCAGCGCAGCATGCTGGGGCAGGCCTTGCCATCCTTCGCCGCCAGCAGTCCACGCTGCTGCTCAGCGGCAGCCAGCAGCTCCTCGGCCGTCACGTCGCCACGGGCGATGGCATCGGCCACGGCGTCGGCCACGTCCACCAACCGGGTACGCCGATGCTCCGGGAAGCTGCCTGCAAGTGCCGTGGCGATAGCCAGTCCACCACTCGCCCCCCTGCAGGGGGGTTGGGGGGTATGTATTGGTTTTGGTTCTGGTTCTGGTTACCCGTGCCATCTCCGTGACAAGCCGTGTCACTGGCCGTGACATCAGCGTGACGCGGCGTGACACCAGCCGTATCGGCAGCCAACAAATCCATGCCATTGAGCGTGACACTGGTGTCTGTCACCACGATTCCATGCTGACGACATAGCGCCATCAACTCGGCCATCTGCATCTTCAAGTTGGGCACGATGCCCAGTGAACGAAGAGCAGAAAAGATAGCACTGCGCCTAGCCCTGCTGCGCTTCTGACGCAGATGCTCATTGCTCTTGACCTCGTTGCGCCCCTCCTGCTGCTGGCGGAACTGGGCCACGATCTGCTCGCATTCGTCGTTCTGATATCGGCCATCGGGCAGCTGCGTAAAGAACTCGGCCAGCACGAACTGCAGGGCATCGATCTCTTCCGGCGACCGGCACAGAAGGCGCCGCGCCAGCAGATCGAAGCTGGAGCCGTCCAGCGCTGCCTCGGTGTCACAGTACATGTCACGCATGTCACGGTAGATGGCACGCTCCAGCCGTGACAGGTGCCGTGTCGCGGTGTTGAAGTCGCCGATGTGGTGGGGGTAGTGATTCATGCCTGCTCAACCTTCGATATCAATTCAATCCGTCAACGTCGCTTGCTGCAGGCGGCAGCGCACAGGCTTGACCAGCCGATGCGGCGGCAGGGAGCAGGCCCGCGCCGCCACCTCTTCCACGCGCTTGGCCGCGACCAAGGCATTGACCGTGCTGGCCACGCTGGAGATCTCCAGCCATTCGCCCGTGCACTCGTTGTGGAAGTCCCGCAGCTCGCGCCGGCTCAGGGCAGGCTGCCCCCGGCGGTGGGCTTCGGCCAGGCTGCTGTACAGCCGTTCATTGAGGCGCACCCGCGTGGCATTGCCAATGGCGGAGAAAGAATCCGCCTTGGTGTCATGCGAGGTCACCTGTTGGGTGGTGTGTTGCATGTCTATCTCTCCTGATATCAGCCGGGCCGTCAGCCCTGACTGGCTTTCCTGAATGCGTCATAGACGCGGCCACGGACCCAGCGGGGAACCAGCTCATCGATGCCAGAGCGCTTGCGCACCCCGTCCAGGCTGATGCGGGGCTTGTAGTTGCCGCCGCGAACGAACATCAGCACCGGCCGCACATCTGCGTCGCCTGTGCCGGTCACCGCCCAAATGCCGGGCGGCAGATTGGATGCCCGCTTGTCGTATTCGCCACGCGCGGTGGCCCGCGCACCGCCGCGCAGACGGCCATAGGCCACGATGTAGCGGACGCCTTCACCGGCCCCATGAAGCGCGCGCCCTTGCCGCCGCGCTGGTGCAGGGCCTGCATGCGCCCCTTGGTCATGTTGGCCCGGTAGCCCTGCTCGCCGAAGGCCTGGAAGTAGGCAATCAGCTGTACCAGGGTCGAGCCCTTGAGGTTTCCACGCCCGTCATCGCTGCCCGGGTAGGGAGTGGCCGGGATCGCGGTCTGGTAGCCAACGGGCAAGATGCCTGCCGTGCGCAGGGCCTTCTCGCTGCGCTTATCGCGGCGCCGGCCCCCATCCTCCTGAGCGGCCAGGATCTGCTGCGGGTCCACGCCCTTGCCGCCCATGTAAGTAGGCGCCACCAGCGCATTGAGGTCGCCGGCCGTGGCCTTCTTGACCACCTGCACCGACTGCAGCACATAGCCCGTGGGCCGGTCGAAAACGCTCTGCATCTCAGCGCGCATGGCGTTCTTCACACGGCCCACACCCATGTTGATGGCCTCGGCCGTGGCCTGAGCAATCTGCCCACCATCCAGGCCGGCCAGGGCACGCTTGTATCGATCACCGCCCTCAGGCTTGATATCAATACGCATTGCCACCTCCAGGGGTGTCGGCCAAGCGCTGCTGTGCCGAGCGGGCCAGGTACTGAGCCATGACGGTGAGTTCCTGCACCTGGCGGTCAAGCCGCCGCACCGCATTGCGCGACGGCTGGCGGTGCGCATCAGCTGCAGCGCGCGTGACCTCGGCCACGGCGGACTGGAAATGCATGAAGGCCTCCACCGGGTCACCCTCTGCCTGGTCTGGCAGGGCGCGCCGGCACTCGTACCCCAACTGGCTGGCCATGGCATGCAGCACCGCCGCATTGCCAGTGACCACCTGCAGCTGCACAGCCTCGCGCAGGGTCAGGTGGTGCGTTTCGTTGTTGGTGTTGAGCTTGTGCTGCAGCGTGCCGGCGTTGATGCCCATGCGCACGGCCAGTGCCTTGACACCGCCCTGGCTGGTCTGCGCCGTCAGGTAGGCCGCATCCAGCACATCCATGCCGGCGGCAATGTCGGCTTGGGGGTCGGATTCGACATAGCCAGGGGCGATGCCAACTGAGAAAGTTGCATTCATCAGCACAACCCCTTGCGAGCCATCGACATGACCCACAGCACAACACCCGCAACGCCCACAGCAGACAACATCGGCAGCCCCCAATGGGCGCAGGCCCTGGAGCTGTTCCTGGGCCAGATGATCGAAGTCCTGGAGGGCGAAGGCCGAGCCGGTTTCAGCGCGGCCGCGCTGGCCCGCTGGAGCGAGCTGTGCTGCCGACGCATGCAGGAGACCGGGAGCGCGGCACCGGAAGTGATTGCACAGCTGCGAAGCATCTCTGCAAGAGTGACAAGATGAACAGAAGACCATCCAGCAAGGGCGTCAAACATGCGCCACCCCGCCGCTGCTCGTCGCACGACGCACATCTTTGGGCGCCAACATCTCCTCCAGCGTCACAGCCCCGCAGGAGAAGTCACGAACAGCAAGCATGTACTTCGCAGGAACGCCCTCATCAGCCATCTGGGTGATGCGCCCCAAGGTGACACACAGATGAGCCGACAAGGCCGTCGAACGGCCACGCTCTGCAGTAAGCCAAGTCTTAAGTTCCATCACCTCACTTTAGATCATTCTAAAGAGAGGGTCAACAATTTCCTAAACTCAGATTGTTTACCATTTCCTAAACATGGACGCACTGACGCAGCATCGGAAACAGCGCCTACGGGCACTGATCGACTCACCCCCCTACAGAGGGAGCCAGGTGGAGTTTTCGCGCGCCGCAGGAGTCAGCGAGGGTCGCATCTCTCAACTCCTTGACCCAGCCAAGAGCTTTGGCGAGAGGTCTGCACGCAACATTGCAAACGAGCTGCGACTGGGCGAACGCTACTTCGAGGATGGTTTTGCGACTAAACCAGAAGATGACAACAGCCCCATCCCAGCGGCCAACGAAAAAAAGCCTCGTCGTGTCCCCGTAACAGGCGCCGTCCGAGGGGGCGATGATGGCTACCTCATTCAAGACAACGGAATTGATGGCTGGGTTGATTTCTGGACACAAGACCCACGCGCCTTCGCATTAAGAATCAAGGGCGATTCAATGCACCCACGGTATAGGGCGGGCGAATATGTAATTGTGACCCCAAGCATAGAATCGCAGCCAGGCATGGACGTCGTTGTCAAAATGACTGATGGAAAGTGTCTCCTAAAACAGCTCAACTGGATACGGGACGATGAGCTGCAACTAGTCAGCATCAATAACAGGTATGAGCCGATGACGTTGATGCGCTCAGACGTTGAGTGCATTGAGCGCGTTGCTGGCAGCGTGGGACAAGACTCTTTAATTTTCTAACGGAGATACCATGAGGGGCATCACTGTAACGGCATCTTTGATGGCTGCACTTGTGGCCGGCTGCGTGACAGCCCCTCAATATGACCCATATCTTCACGAACGTCAGATATCTATAAAGATAGTCGGCGGCTATGCCTTGTTTAACCGAGACTATTTGTATTCTGGTCATTCGGAAGAAGATTTAATTTCTTCCGCTAAAACAGCCGTATCGAATGCCCTGAAAGACCCTCAGAGCGCTCAGTTCAGAAACGTTCGCCTAGTTGCCTTCCAAGAAGGTGCAGTGGTGTGCGGCGAGGTCAATGGGAAAAACTCATACGGCGGGTTCACCGGCTTCAAGCGGTTCGCCGCAACATCTGAAGCTGCGCTCATAGACCAAACATCTTCCAGCCAAGCTGACGCGCGCAGCCTCGGGATCTACGAAGCCTGCACCGGCTAGATAGCAGCTGCCCCCGGGCTCAAGCAATGTTTACAAATTTCTCAAGATTTCTTTAGCTTTTTGTTGACCGCCACTTTTAGTTCTTAGTAAAGTTCGCCCAACGCATCTTTGATCGCGTTGGGCACCACGGCATCGGCCGGGCTCGCCCCGGTCCTTAAAAAGAGAGTGGCACAAGACTGTGGCTGGTTCAGCCCAGACCATCTATCGACCACTCTCGCCCTGCGAAATAAACAAGACCAGCACCCCACGCTGTGAAGTATGGGGCTGCCTTCGGAGCCCTGCTTTCGCCCAGGCCGGCAGGCGCCCACTCCAATCACTGGAGCTGCGGCGCGAAGACCTGAAAACCCCCTTGCGGCCCAGCGTGGCCGATTTCACCGAGCGCGTGATGACGACCGCCAGGGGATGACCTCGTCTATCGAGCGCCCACACACCGCAGCCATGGCGGGTAATGGCTGAAGCACTGCCGGCTGTCGGGCTGACCGCCAGCAGCGCGCCCGCCCTGCGCAACGCAGGGCAAACCCAAGCGCCTTGGGTTGCAGGGCGCTTCGGTTTGATGCCGCGCATCCACCTCCTCTCAAGCACTTCGCCTTTGGATGCACATGCGGCCTTCTTTTTCGCCGGGCCTGGGTTTCTCGCTTCGCAACCACCAGCCATCTCGCCCACGCAGCCGCCACGCGGCACCGGCCCTTTTCTTCCCCACCAACCACGAGGATCGCCATGCGGACTCATGACTTTTTCACGCGCGTGATAGCTGCGAACTGCGCAGGTCCCAACATGAAATTGGGCAGCAAAACAGCGGGCTGCCTTGTGCTATTCAAGTGCCCCTGCTGCGCCGAGGAATACAGCGAAAGCAGGGATGCATCAGGGTGCTGCCCTCCTGAAGAAATCTACCGATGCCCGGTCTGCCGCAAGGAACATGAGATCGAAAGGGAAGCGGATGCCTGCTGCCCGGGAGTCAACTCCGGTCAACCGATGCAATGCCCGGTTTGCCTCAAAGGCGCAGACAGCTTCGAGCAGGCCGCCGATTGCTGTCTGCATACCCACCCAACCATGACAGCACCCGGCAGATGGCGAGTCGCAGAAGCCGTTGCCCGGGGAACACCCTGGCTGGACGCTGTGGTCGCCAATCTTCATCACTGATTGCGCACCCCAGCTATGCGCATCCCCTACCCAGAATTTCCACCGTTACAGCCGCCTGGACCGCATTGGCTGGCCGTCTACTTCCGCGACCTGGCCGAAGGCGCCGTGATGGAGCGCGAGGGCGCCGGCCACCCGCTGATCTGGAGCGCATGCGCGCTGCTGAGCAACGCGGGATATGCGGCGCTGGACGAGGCCAGGCACAGCGGAATGCTGCTCTACGCCTGGTGCGGCACCACCTTCTTTGACCAACCAACGGCCCGCCACTGAGCGGGCCGTTTGCATGCCGGAGACCCACATGCAACTCGCCCGCATCCCGCACCCCACGACACCGCTCACGGATCGCGCCTTCATCTACCGCCGCAGCGAAGCCACCAACGTGGCAGAGACGTTTGCCAAGCGCGCGAGCAGCTGGCCAGCGCTGCAGCTGCTGCCACTGCGCCCAAGCGCCGCAGCCGCAAAGCCAGCGCCGCAGATGCGCCCAGCGCGCCCAAGCTCCAGCAGATCCCGCTGGAACTTCCATCCCTCTGATCACTGGAGTCACATGCGCACCTTCACCATCAAATGCGGCTGCACGCAGCAGCAATTCATCGGCGCCTGCACGCAAGACGCATGCGCCTGGGCGCTGGAGCAATTCGGAGACCGGCCCTATGTCGTCATCTGCCACCGCTGACCGCGACCACCACTGGGCCAGCGATTGGCACTACGCGCTGCGCCACGCCTTCGCACTGGCCGACGCCCACGCCCTTGCCGCTCGGCAGGCACGTCGCCCGCTCATCACCCAACGCGCCGCGTGGGCTGTCCAGTTCGACCGCTCGCGCGACCAGATCCACCGCCTTCTACACCTTGACGGCACCCCGTCCTGACCCCCACCACTTCACAGGAGACCACCATGACCCGCCAAATCATCATTGCCATTTCCGCCGACGACGAGGGCCGCGTTGCCCTGACCACCAACCTGCCCCGGCCCGTGCCTGGGCGCGGCCTGCACACCGAGGACGCGGCCGCACTGGAGCTGCTGCGCATGGCCCAGCACCTGCCCAACCTCGAAACCACCACCTACGACGCCAGCCACCTGGCGCCGGATGTGGCCGAGGCCTTCGACCTGATCCGTGAGCTGATCAATCCGGATGGCTACGGCTACTCGGTCACCGCCGAAGTCGGCAACCACGCACGCCGCGTGCTGCAGATCAAGGGGCAACAGGTCGGTCTCCCGCTATGAGCAAGAACACGCCATGCGTGCCGATGATGACGCCTACCTGCGGGCGCACTACCCCACCCAGCCCACAGCCGCCGTCGCTGCGCACCTGCAGCGCTCGGCCAGGCATGTGCAGCAGCGAGCCTATGACCTGGGCGTGAAAAAGGCACCCGGCGCCAAGACCCTGCGCGCAGGCCGCTGGACGCAGCTTGATGACCTGCTGCAGCTGCTGTATGCCGACATGAGCAATGAGGACCTGGGCGAGCTGCTGGGCATGCCCATGCAGGACATCGCCACCCGGGCCAGCCGCCTTGGGCTGCACAAGACCCCGGCGGTACTGTCCCAGACCTACAGCACCTCCATGCTGCGGCAGGGCCGGCGGCAAGGGCAGTTCACCACTGGTTTCAGGCCCTGGAACAAAGGCTTGCACGGGTACAGCGTGGAGCTGGGTCGAAGCCATTTCAAAGCCGGCAACAGGCCGCCGACCTGGGTGCCCGTGGGCACCGAGCGCTGGACCACGCCGCCACGCGCGCTGCCACATGCAGCCCGCTACCTCAAGCGCAAGGTGGCCGAGCCAAACCGCTGGGCGCTGGTGCACCGCATCGTCTGGGAGCAGCATCACGGCCCCATCCCGGAGGGACATGCCGTCATCTTCCATGACGGCGACACCTCCAATTTCGACATCAGCAACCTGCGCTGCATCTCGCGCGCAGAGCTGTCCCGCAGCAACGGGGCCGCCGTCCCCATCGACCTGCTGCCCGTGTGGCAACTCACACGCCAGCTGGACCAAGAGATCAAGGAAATGGAGAAAGCCGAGCATGACCACCACCACAACCGACACCCAGCCCACGCCACCTGAAACCAGCGGCATGGGCCAGCTGCAATCGCTGCTGCTCCAGACCATCAAGGATCTGCGCAGCGGCGCCACCACGCCGCAGATCGCCCGCGCCATCACCGACATCGGCCAGACCCTGGTGGCCAGCTCGCGCGCAGAAATCGAGTTTGCGCGGATCACCAAGGCTTCGCGCGTCGGCTTCCTTGATTCGCCAGCGCTGCAAGGTGCAATGCCCAAGCCCACAGCAGACGGGTCCGGCCACACCACGCCATTGCCACCGGGCCAGCACTGGCAGGGCCTGGTCCACCGCACCAGCGACGTGGAGCCCAGGCGATGACTCATTGACTAGATTTTGTGCACGCTGATTTGCGGGGTTGCCGGAGCGGCCGAACAGTGACTACAGCAAAAGAACTGCGCCACGCCTAGAGTAGATGCGCTTGTCTTCGAGGGTTCGAATACCTCACCCCGCTCCCGACCGTTCAGAGGTATAAGAAGACACTATTTCCTTTTATGAAGATTTTTCACTCCCTCGTAGGATTGAATAATAGAGTCAGCAAGGTCGAAAGCATCAAACTTCTCCGCCGAAACAGAATTCATTGCCACGAAAAGCTGCTTTGCCACCTCCTTTAGCCCAAGAGCGCAAAATTCAAGAAATTTCAGAACTTCTCGCTTATCCACATCACTTGCATTTCCTTCATATGCTTTTCCAATCACGGAAACCTGCACTGCAGTCAACTTGACATTCGCAAACGCACGCATGGCATCAGGCGGGAGGAGTTCAGATCTCAAATTCTGAATAGATGATAACTGCTCGATGATTGTTGCATTGGACAATACAATCACTGCAATTTTATCATCTTGAATTCCACATGAAAGAACTTGAATTGACTGAATAAGGCCCTTCGCAAAATGTCGCGATGCAATAACAGCCATTCGCCTTTCATCACGAATAGAAGATCTTGATACCCATATTGCGATCATTACAGCAGCAAATGCGCCGAGCACCTGCATCCATCCCGACCACTCTGCTTTAGTCATACAAGACCACCAGCGCTGAATCTGCCAATCCCCAAAAAATAAGCAAATTTCAGTAGTCTCCATTGCCACTTCCTTTCCTAGGTGGCGAATCCTACCCTCCATAGCCCGTTTGGCAGTCGCCTCTCGGGCTTTTTGCATGGAACCCACAATGTCTGAAAACAGCAAGATCGAATGGACCGACCACACGTTCAACCCCTGGGAAGGCTGCCAGAAGGTGGGCCCGGGCTGTGACCACTGCTATGCCGAGACGCGCAATGCGCGCTTTGGCGGTGGCCAGGCCGTGAACTGGGGCCCAGGCGCACCGCGCCGCCGCACCAGCCACGCCACCTGGGCCATGCCGCGCCGCTGGAACGCACAGGCCGATGCATTCATGGCGCAGCATGGACGCCGCCAGCGCGTGTTCTGCGCCTCCCTGGCGGACGTGTTCGACAACGCTGTGGACCCGCATTGGCGCGCGGACTTGTTCACCCTGATCCACCAGACCCCGAACCTCGACTGGCTGCTGCTCACGAAGCGAATCGGCAACGTCATCCCCATGATGGCGGAGCTGGTGCACGACAAGGACCAGGACCTGCCATGGCTGGACATGATGCCGCTGCCCAATGTGTGGATCGGCGCCACCATCGTGAACCAGGCCGAGGCCGACCGCGACATCCCGAAGCTGCTGGCCGTGCCGGCGCGCGTGCGCTTCCTGAGCATGGAGCCGCTGCTGGGGCCTGTGAATCTGGAGCGTCCTCGCCCTGGGCCTGACCTGGACCAAGGGGGAGGCTCGAAGATCTGCCAGCCCTGGCTGATCCAGAGCGGCATCCATTGGGTGATCGTCGGCGGCGAGAGCGGCCCAGGCGCGCGGCCCATGCATCCCGACTGGGCCAGCGGCCTGCGTGACCAGTGCAACGCTGCCGGCTTGCCCTTCCTGTTCAAGCAGTGGGGCGAGTGGCGGCCGATCTCACAGATGAGCGAAGTCGAGGACCGCGCTCTGTGGCGGTCCCGTGTGATTGCAACGCCCCACGAGGACCAAGCCAACCTGGATGACATCTATGGCCGTGTGTGCACGACCGAGCGCACGGTGCTTCATCTGGACGGCAGTGTGCACCACTTCCTGGAGCCGAATGCTTTCCCGACCGGCGCT